GTATGATATGATATTAAAAAAAAAAAAAAAAAAAAAAAAAAAGGAATGTTGTGGTTAAAAAAAAAAAAAAAAAAAAAAACTCAAATAGTGAGGGGGATGGGGTATATCTGTCAAATCAAACATCGAAAATGAGTCTCATTAGCTGATACCTCTCAAGAGGTGGGGAATGGGTTCGAGTCTGTGGTATGGCTGGATAAACGGTTTATGTAACCATCTCTAAGACTCCGACAATCACCGCAGCCTCTCTGAGTACCCAGGAGCAAGCTAAGCAGCGCAGCCTCTCTGAACTGCCAGCTCTCAGTCAGCTGAGAGCAAAATAAAAAACTCTGAGTAAATAAAAAAGAGAAAAAAATGGGGGGCTTGCGCCCCCCACTCTCGTTAGGCCTTCTTCTTCTTCGGCTCGCTCATCGCGGCCATCTGGGCCATGAACGCTGCCTGCTCGTCTGGGGTCTTCGAGGCCATGAACTCCTCGAAGGTCAGCTTCGTGATGGCGGACTTGACTGCGGCCGCAACGTCGATCCGAGTCGCGATGGTCCGCAAGTCACCGGCGCGCAGTGCCGCCAGCTTCTTGTCGACTGCGGCCTCGGACAATTCCTGATAGTCGTTGGGATTGTCCTTCTTCGTGATCCCGGCATGGGTGTCCTTGACCACGTTCTCGAGTCCCTTGATCGCGATGTGCTGTGCGACTGGGGACAATTCCCCGAAGCCGAAATCGGCCAAGTCAACAGAACGCGCGATCGCCTTACCAAGTTGAAGAGTAACCATTGTAGTCTCCTTCATAACCCGGACTTGGCGGGTTCGTCGAACCCCGTCCCATCTCCGGTATACACACAGTACTCGATCCCACGGGAATGTAAAGTTCGTTGTTTGATGAGTTTTAGCAACTAAAGTTCGTTGGTCGGTCGAGTTTTGTAATTTAATTGCTCGAATAGGACAACAGTCTCGGACGTAGGACTACAGGCCCATATGCTTTTAGTCCTAGGCCTGCATCCCTAGGACTGCAGTCTCTGCAACTGGGAGTTGGTGATAGCTATGCGCCACGAGCATACCTATGACTCGAGTCCTATGAGACTGCATTCCTACAACTCAGGGTAGGGGTGCCCCGACGAAGCAACTTGGCACAGTTTTTGCAAGCCTTCAGAATATCGCTCGAGTGTTTTCTGACATACCTCACTATCACTGCCTTACTGTCCAGCAACTGAGAGGTACACTAAAAAAGATCCAAGGGGCTTGACACGCCTCGGAGAGAGGCGTAAACTGCGAACAATGGGAGGGCTTCGTGAGTCTTGTTCGGCCTTCGATCGAGCGTCCTATTTGTCGTGTGATACTTGTGTGCGGGCCTCCGGCTTCAGGTAAATCGACTTACGTCCGAGTCCACGCGAAGACAGGTGACACTGTGATCGACCTCGACGTCATTGCTCAGTCGTTCGGGCTTAAGCGAGGGTGGCCAAGCACTCACTTCGCCCTCGTCATGCGAGAGTGGGCAAGCCGAATGAAGGCCCTCGCTCAGCTGAGTCCATCGGACGTTGCTTGGGTTGTGATGGGCGCTCCGCTTCGAGAGCAACGGGAGCACTGGGTGAGGGCGCTCGGAGTCAAGTCCAGTGATTTGATTGTGCTCACGGCTACGAGAGAAGAGCTGTTCGAGCGCATAAAGGCCGATCCCGAGCGGAGTCGAGTGCGCTCGGAGCAAGTGCTCGCGGTTAGGAACTGGTTCGAGTTGGAGGGCCGATGAGGGAGATTCATCCACACCTCTTCGTCGGGGACGAGGCCGATTATGAAGCTTGTCGTGATGAGGCGGGCTGGTCTTTTCTTACCTGTGCGAAGGAGCCGTGGCATCGTCAAGCGCTCGGGTATACAGGGCGAGGTGCTCCGAGGGAACATCCAGAGTATCTCATGGCTCGGCGGGGTGATCAGTTGATCCTTAATATGGTTGATGCTATCAATGCCGCCTACTTCAATCCGGAGATGATGAACGCCGGAGTGGAGTTCATCGAGGCCGAACTGGAGAAAGGCCGGAACGTCTTGATCCACTGCAACCAAGGCCACTCTCGAGCCCCAGGAATGGCCTTCTACTTCCTCTGGAAGAAACGAGGCTTCGGAAAAGGTAAGGTCTTCAGCGATGGCGAATACGAGTTCAAGCAACACTACCCTAGCTACAATCCGTCGGAGGGGATTAGAGAGTTTATCAGAGTTGAGTGGAGGCGGCCATGACACGAATCTTGGGGAGGCCGTCAGCACCCGAAGTGGAGACGGACTTCGTTCGCGAGTTGAACGAGGCGGATCTAGTGCTGCTCGACGCCCCACGCGGAGTCCAGTCAAGGCCAATCGCGAAGCTTCGGGACAGCCATCACGCCCTCGCTCGAGCGCTCTCAGCCGGTATGAAGCCTGGCGAAGCGTCGCTGATCACTGGCTACAGTCTCAGCCGAATAAGCGTCCTCCAGGGCGATCCTAGCTTCAAGGAGTTGCTCGAGTTTTACCGAGGCCATCAGGACACCGCTTATGCGAACCTCCACGACCGAATGGCTACTCTCAGTATGGACGCCCTTGAGGAACTCCGTGAGAGACTTGATGACCACCCTGAAGAGTTCACGCCGGGAGCGCTTCTTGAAATGGTTAAAACGCTGGCGGACAGAACGGGCTTCGCGCCCACCACCAAAAGCTTGAACATGAATGTGGACTTGAACTCATTCGCGGATAAGCTCCAGGCCGCCCGAAAACGCGCTGAGCGGCCCCAGCACAATCAAGCCTTAACAATCGAGGTCAAGCAAGTCCCCGCTCCTACCGACAGCAGCCTGCTTGGCCGCGAGCCGGAGGATCAGAAATGATTCTCCGGCACACTACCCCCTCCAAGGTTGTTCGCGAGCCGGCCTTGGTAACTCGAGGGCGTCCGCATAACGCCCTCTCTTTTTAACAGGAGTTAAGATGAGCTTAGGCTCCGATCGAGTTCGTGAAGGCTTCAATCCATCCAACGATAATCTCGTTGATAAGATTAAGCGTTACACCGCGGACTTGATTGACCTCTGTAACGCCGAGAACGACAAGCACGATGATCCGGAGAAGGGTCGGCTGTTGTCCTTGGCAATGACACACTACGAAGATGCAGCGATGTGGGCGGTCAAGGCCGTCACGATACCGAAATAGCGGCTGTTAGGCCAAGTGGAGTTAAGCATTGTTAGCTAAGATCGAAGACCCTCAGAAAGAGATGGCCGACGCTCTTGCTCGCTACACCAACGATCCAGTTGGTTTCGTCGCTTGGGCTTTTCCTTGGGAAGCGCCGGAGACGGAGTTGGAACGGTTTAAAGGGCCGGAACAATGGCAGCTGACGGTCCTTGAGGGGATTCGGGATGGCTTGCTCACAGCGAACCAAGCTATCCAGCTGGCTATTGCTTCCGGTCACGGCGTCGGGAAGAGTGCGTTGGTCGCGTGGATCATTCTTTGGTCTTTAACCACCTTCGAGGATTGTCGCGGGGTCGTCACAGCTAACACCGAGACGCAGCTGAAGACAAAGACGTGGGCCGAGCTGACGAAGTGGCACCGGCTGTTTATGGGCCGTGAACACTTCAAGATGACAGCCACTGCGATCTATAACACTGGCCCTGACCGAGAGCGAAGCTGGAGGATTGACTTGATCGCTTGGTCGGAGCGGAGCACAGAAGCGTTCGCTGGACTCCATAACAAGGGCAAGCGGATTCTGGTGATCTTTGACGAGGCCTCGGCTATTCCAGATGTGATCTGGGAGACGACTGAAGGCGCGTTGACGGACAGTGATACACAGATAGTGTGGATGGTCTGCGGGAACCCAACTCGTAACTCCGGCCGGTTTAGAGAGTGCTTCGGCCGCTTCCGCTACCGCTGGAAGACGTTCGAGGTCGACTCCAGAACAGTCAGCATAACGAACAAAGAGCAATTCAAACGATGGGTGAGGGACTATGGCGAAGATAGCGACTTCGTTCGAGTTCGCGTCCGCGGAGTGTTTCCACGAAGCGGCTCGATGCAGTTCATCGGGCTTGACACAGTTGAAGCTGCCACTCAGAGAGAGTTACCGTCAAGAGCCTCGCCATTCGAGCCGTTTATTATTGGAGTTGACGTTGCTCGCTTCGGTGACGACGCCAGCTGTATCGCGTTCAGAAAGGGAAGAGACGCTCGAACAGTTGAGCCTATCATTCTGAGGAACGTCGATACGATGCAACTCTCAGGGAGGGTCGCTGATGTCTTTGCGCAGTATAAGGCGGACGCAGTATTCGTGGACGGCGGCGGAGTGGGAGGTGGTGTTGTTGACCGTCTTCGCCAGTTGCATGTCCCTGTCTTCGACATCCAATTCGGAGGGAAGAGCGACCGAACAGATCTTGAGGAGGGTGCAAGAAGTGCTAACAAACGATCCGAGATATGGCACTCAATGAAGAAGTGGCTTGAGATCGGCTGCTTACCGAACGAAGGTCAGTTCATGCAACAATACAGAGAGGAATTGCCTGGTCCTGAGTACGGCTTCAACATCCGAGATGAAATTCAGCTGGAACGCAAAGAGGATATGAAGCGACGGGGCTACGCTTCGCCGGACTTGAGCGACGCCCTTGCCCTTACCTTCTCTTATCCTGTGATGCCGAGCATTTATGCTGGGGGCGAGCACGCACAGTTCCGGTCGAAGCAGCCAATGGCTGAAGGTGTTGACTACGACCCCTTCACGAACAGGGCGATTGGAATCAGCGCGTGAGGCACATCGAAGCTGATAAGTTTTTGGTGGGGACGGTCTTGATCCTGATACTTTTGCTCGTCGTTTGCGGAGTGTCAAAATAATGGCGATACAGCTTGGACAGCCGGTTGTCTTTAGACCAGGCACGGCCTTTGAAGAAAGGTGGGGGCCGGGACAATACCTCTCGGGAATGGTCACGAGCATTACTGGTGGCGAGGCCTCACTGATCGTTTGGCCCGCTGGGGAGTATCCACCTTATTACGAGCTGCGTGTCAGTCGAGACGATGCCCTAGCAAAGCCCCGCACATGGACGCCCTCGGTCAGTGACACGTCTGCCCTCCCTGAGGCTCCTTCAGATGGTCAGATCTACGGCCGCCGGAATCAGGCTTGGACGCCCGTAATTACTGGTGGATCTGGTGGTGGTGTCTCTGCTATCGTTATCTCCGATACTGTGCCTGCACAGCCTCTCGAGGGAATGGCGTGGCTGGACACCACCATCAACAACTTCTTCATCTATCAACAAGGTGTTTGGGTCGAGCCCGCTCACCTGAACCCTGTTCCGTAGGACACTGAGATGGCAATCCAGTTTCCAATCAACCCGCAGCAAGGCCAACAGTACACCCCTGCTGGTATTCCGCTGACGTGGCAGTACGACTCTGGACGGCACGCCTGGAGAGTGCTTCGCTCGGCCGCAAGCTGGAGTGAGATCGGAGGGAAGCCAGCTACATTCCCGCCGTCCGCCCACTCACACATCATAGCGGATGTCACTGGATTGCAAGCGGGTTTGGATCTAAAGCAGGACTCGAGTGCGAGAGGGTTCCCGAACGGTTACGCCTCGCTGGATGGAAATGGCCTCGTTCCAACGAGCCAGCTGCCTCCACTCAACGAGACCGATTGGAACCAGATCGAGAACAAGCCGAGCGAGTTCCCGCCCTCTGCTCACTCCCACCCCGTCGCCCAGATCAGCGACAGCTCAAGCGTTGGCCAGCAACTCGTCCGCTCGCCCACAGCTCAAGATGCGAGGAATGTGATTGGGGCCATTGGGCCTGATGACAACGCCCGAGTTAAGGTTAAGCTTGCTGGCGTCTCGATGGGGATCAGACGGGCGATCAACTTTATCGAGGGCCTGAATGTTACACTGGCTGTGGCGGATGATGCTGTTAATGAGGAAGTGGATGTAACGATTAACTCGTCTGGTGGAGGCGGTGGTGGAGCCTCGATCCTCGTTAGTGAGACCAAGCCCGTTGCACCAGCTGACAATACGATGTGGCTCGACTCGGCGACAGGCATCACCTACATCTACTACAACGATGGAGGAGGCCATCAGTGGATCGAGCCTCTTCCCTACATCCCTGCGCAGCCAGCGGCTTACACAAAGATAGTCTTCCCCGTCGCACCAGTTAACGATCAAGCCTTCACTGCGTATGCGGGGGCGATCTGGAAGTGGTCATCTGTTCGCGGTGTCTGGTATGCGGCGCTAGGAACATCTCCGAGCTATACGAAAGCGGAGGCGGACGCTAAGTTCGTTGATACTGTTGGCGACACTATGACAGGAGCCTTAACTCTTAGTGGCCCACCAACCGCTCCGCTTCAGGCCGCGACGAAGGATTACGTTGATAGCAAGGCCTCGATCATCGTAAGCGACACTCCTCCACCGGCTCCACTCGACAACATGCTTTGGTGGGAAAGCGACACAGGAACGCTTTACGTCCGCTACAATGATGGGACTGGAGCACAGTGGGTTCAGGCGGTTGCGACACCAGTGCTTGATACGTCGGCCCTTGTCAAGAAGGCCGGTGATACGATGTCGGGCAACTTATCAATTGCTCCTGCCCTTGGTTCATCAACTCTTTCATTGGTTGCACAGCAAGCCGCACAACAAGTAAAAGTTGACTTCCATCAAGGTGGTGCTGTTAAGTGGCAAGTTGGTAAACAAACCGATGATAGCTTTTTCATTTATGGTGTTACAGCATCAAAGTATGGATTCCACATTGATCCGAATACTGCATTAGTCGATGTTAACGCTGATCCGACAGCAGCGCTTGGCATCGCTACCAAGCAATACGTCGATGTCAAGACATCGAACAGACAACGCTTCACTTTGGATGGACTTAACTTAGTTGACATCCCAGTTCCCGCGAATGCTGTTGCAGCGAAATTAAGTGGTTCAGCTTATTTTACGGGAGCCGGGACGTATCCTCTGATACAGCTGAGTGTTTCAGCTGGAGTGTTTCTGAATGCAGCAGGTAATTATGCTTTTAGTGGGAATCAGTTTACTTCCAATCCCGCAACTTGGGTCTATTATAATGTTAATGCTACTCTTCCTGGTTTCTTTCTTCTACAAACCCAAGATAATAGTCAACTTCCTTTTACCTGGGATGGGTTTATGCAGGTGAAGAGAAAAACAACAGGACATTTCTTTTCAGGTGATTTTATATCGAGAGGTTATAACAATACAAGCGGGCACGGGACATTTACTTTCAATAACCGAACTCAGCCGGGTTCCGGTCTTAGTGTCTTAGCTATTCGTTTTCTGCTGTATGGCGGCACCCTCTTCGATACTAACAGTGTTCTCATTGTGGAGTGGCTGTAATGGCACTCAACTTCCCATCTTCACCTACAGTCGGTGATTTGTATCCGACTCCAGCACAAGTGGGCGTGCCACAGTATAGGTGGGATGGGACGGCCTGGATTGCTCAGGCGGTAGCGAATGCGCCGACTTATGTCTTGAAGGCCGGCGACACTATGACTGGCCAACTTATAATTAACTATGTCAGCCCACACCTTATATTACAGAGAACAGCAGTAGGAGAGTTAGCTAGTGTCACCTCTATGATAGGGGCTTTGCCTCGTTGGGACGTAGCTATTGGTGACACCGCACCGGAAAGTGGTGGCAATGTTGGATCAAACTTTGGTATCCATTACTTCAATGATGCTGGGACTTATGTTGGTCAAGCACTTGGAATCAGTCGTGCTGACGGGCTCGTTATTCTGAAGGGCAATCCAACTGGACCACTTCATGCTGCCACTAAGCAGTATGTCGATGCTGCGGTCAGCTCTTTCCCAGTTGGAACCTTGATGCTGTTTCAACAGTCGGCCGCACCTACAGGCTGGACGAAGCAGACGACTCACAATGATAAGGCGCTGAGGGTTGTCTCAGGGACGGCGGCATCAGGTGGTACATACACGTTTTCGTCTATGTTTGCTGCGGTCTCGACGCAGGGTGCTACGCTTGATGGCAACACGATGGCAGCTCATGCCCATCAAACTTACGGCTACACCTTGAACCCCGGCGGTGGTCCTGGTGGCTTCCACCACGAACCTTCTGATGGCAACGGCCTCAACGCTTACGGTGCTGTCTATGACGTTTCTGCGGGCGCTGGTGGAGCACACGCTCACGGCCTCAACCTCAGTGTTCTGTACGTCGATCTCATCATTGCGAGTAAGAATTGATGGATACTGAGAAACCAAGAGCGTCTGGCACGTTGAAGTGTCCGCTATGGCAAAAGCCGATGAAGCTTGTTTGCCACACTTGTGCGTTGTGGGTCCATGTGAGAGGAAAGCATCCACAAAGTGAAGAGCTTGTCGATCACTGGAATTGCGCGCTTGCTTGGATGCCGATGCTGATGATCGAGAACTCACAACAACAGAGGGCGACCGGAGCCGCGGTCGAAAGCTTCAGGAATGAAGTGGTGAGCACCAGTCAAGTACAGCGGTCGCAGTGGGAAGCACTTGTGAATGGAGGGCAAAATGCGCTTGACTATCGTCACAAGTGACAACATGGTTCTCGTTGACAAAGAGCCACGAATAGTTGACTGTAGCAAGTACCCGGAGCTTGAGGGCGTTCATGCGGTTCAGTGGAATGGCACAGTCGGTCACATCGAGTTCATCAACGATCTCTCAACTCAATTCAACTACAAGCTCAATGAGCCGATCGAAGACATCGAACGCTTCAAGCCTGTGATTGATGCTTGGGAAGTAGCGGAGTCACAAAAACCTCCAGTGCCGCCGAAGCTCTTAAAGATGCCGGAACCGAAAGATGGTTGAGCAAGCAAAGACATGGCTCAAAGACAATTCCACGCTGGTCTACTTCTTGTTGGCCCAAGCTGTTGGGATTGGGGCTGCCGTGTTGAGCATGACCGCGTATATGGTGAAGTTGGAGGCAAGGGTTCAGACGCTGGAGACAAGGGGCTCGCCACACTTAGCTGTGATCGACAACCGCTTAACGGTGTTGGAGAGTACATCCAACGAGAACAAGCGACGACTGGACAATGTTATCAATATCATGACTAAAGAGCTGCACATCTCACCTGCGAGGTGACGTCATGTCTATAGGTCTGTTGTTTTGGGTGCTCATGATCTTGTGGTTCTTCTCGTGGATCGGGACGAGGTGGGGAGGACTCACCGGACCTTATCTCTACGCGAGTGAGCTGCTATTCTTCATCCTGCTGTTTCTGCTTGGATGGCACTCGTTTGGCTTCGTGATTCACGCTTAACAAAGGAGGACGTGATGGCGATAGGTGTTACTGGAGTCTATAAGGCCCCAACCGATATGGCAGCCGCTGATCCGCGGGTGCTCGCGCGAGTAGGACCGGGGACGGAAAGTGCTGCCTTGGTTACGGGAGTCAGTGCTGATGGGGCGCTCGTGAGCTTGCGTGTGTTCCCTGATCAACAAGAGGACTTCTCTATTCGAGGGATTGGGATCGTAGATGATCCGATCATTGGAAGCTTTGTTGAGGGGGCACATCCTGAAGCGCCGCCGATCACACGGAGTGCTGAAGGCCGAAGCAAGCCGATGTTCTCGCCTGACAAGCCTGACAAAACCGAACGGAGGCCATAATGTTTGGCGGCGGCGGAAAAACACCTCCACCACCCACGCCACCTCCAGTGCCGCCACCGGCTCCTACTCCAGCTGACACAAGCGTTGTCGAAGCTGGGCAAAAGGTTCGGTCGGCCTCGAAGGCTGGCGTGGGTGCAACCATAGCAACTGGTAGCGGGGGTCTCACGACACCAGCTAATACTGGTTCTAAGTCATTGTTAGGGGATTAAGATGTTTGGCGGAAACGACCAACAGCCGACTCCACCATCAGCTCCGATCCAACAGGCAACGACTCCAATGCCGACGGCAGCGCCGTCACAACCAGGTACTGATCCGCAGAAGATTGCGGGTCAGCTCGAGGCGAACCAAGCGAAGCCAGGGTCACTGGCAACACCCTCTCAAGATCAAGAAGACTCTAACAAGTCTTTGTTGGGGCGCTAGATGAACAAGAAAACTCGCCAGGAGAGAGCGGAATGGGCGGATCAACGCTTGATCGCGATGAGAACTCCGCGCTACTCTTGGTGGGTTCACTGGAGGGAGCTGGCTAACTTCCTCTTGCCGAGGAGATACAAGTGGCTGATAACACCGAACGAGATGAGTCGCGGAACGCAACTGAACACAGGTATTATCGACTCTACAGGTACAATTGCCGCTCGGGTGTGTGCGGCTGGTATGATGAGCGGAATCACCTCACCTACGAGGCCCTGGTTCCGTCTGGGGATCGAGGGACTGCAACTGAACGACTCGTCGAACCCAGCGTCACTGTGGCTTGCTGAGTGCGAGAAACGATTGCTTAAAGTGTTCGCGGAGTCAAACTTCTACAATGCTATGGCTACTTTGTATCTTGATCTTGTTGTGTTCGGCACAGGTGTTTCGATTTGCTACGAGGACTACGAGAACGTGGTCCGCTTTTACAACCCTTGTGCGGGCGAGTATTATCTTGAGGCGGGTCCGACTTATGAAGTGGATACGCTCGCAAGAGAGTTCACGATGACTGTTAAGCAAGTTGTACAAGAGTTTGGGCTTGAGAATTGTTCGGAGTCGACGAAGAAAGCTTACGCGCAACCAGGGGGTCGGACTCAAGAGATTGTTGTTTGTCATCTGATTGAGCCGAATGATGGCAGTGAAAGGCAAAAATGGAAGTACATGGAGCTTTACTGGGAGAGAGGCAACACTGCGGAGGGGCCGCTTAGGTGGAGCGGATACAATGAGTGGCCTGTCATTGCTCCTCGCTGGGACCTCGTCTCGAACGATGTTTATGGCAGATCACCTGCTATGGATGCTCTTGGGGACATCAAACAGCTGCAACAGGAGACAAAGAGGAAGGGACAGGCGATTGACAAGATGGTTAATCCGCCGATGCTTGCTGATGTTCAGCTGAGGAACCAACCGGCCTCATTAATGCCGGGAGGCGTCACTTATGTCAGTGGATTGCAAAACGTGGGCTACAAGCCCGTGTTCACAGTCAACCCGCCGATCAACGACTTGAAGGAAGACATCAAAGAGATTCAAGAGCGGATTAAGGTGATCTTTTTCAACGACCTCTTCATGATGATCTCTCAGCTAGATACAGTGAGGACCGCGACGGAGATAGATGCGAGGCGCGAGGAGAAGCTTATCATGCTTGGCCCCGTGCTCGAGCGGTTTGAACAAGAGGCGCTTGATCCAGTGATCGAGCGGATCTTTGGGATCATGATGAGGGCTGGTTTGTTGCCGCCTGCACCAGAGGGCCTGATCAAAGATGGTCAAGGGCTGAATGTTCAGTACGTTTCGATGCTTGCTGAAGCACAGCGAGCTGTATCGGCCTCGGGGATGGAACGGGTGATGGGCTTGGCTGGTAACATAGCGGCGGCCGATCCTAGCGTGCTTGACAACATCAACGTGGATGAGTTTATGGTGGAGTATGCGGACTTGATGGGTGTCCCACCGAAGATACTGAGGTCGCGCGATGAAGTGGCAGCTCTCCGAGAGCAAAAGCAGAAGCAACAGGAGCAGGCGGCGTTGCTTGGTCAGACTGACGCGGCGGTTAAGGGCGCGCAAGTACTTTCCAAGACGGACGTGGGCGGTGGCCAGAATGCTTTGGCCGCCATGATGGGACTTGGTGGGCCACAGTCAGGGACTGAGGTTCAACAGTGAGTTATGATGCGAGTGATCCGAAACAAGTTAAAGATCGGATCAAACAGCTTAGGGTTCAGGAGAACATAAAGGATGACTTACTCCGGCGGATCATGGAGACTCGTGAAGGTCGATCCTGGTTCTTCGAGATACTCGAGAGCGCACATATCTGGAGAAGTTCTTTCTCAGTCGAGGCACTTGCAATGGGTTTTGCCGAGGGGGAAAGGAACATGGGGCTTCGTCTGTTGGCTGATCTTATGCGGGCGTGTCCAGCGCGGTATATCGAGATGGTACAAGAGGCTCGAGAACTAGGTGATCTTGAGAAGTCGATAAAGCAAACGGGAGAAGGCAATGACGGATCTGACAGCTACACAGACGACACCTCCAGCGGAACCTAAGCCTGTTGGAGAGGCGACGGGGCCAGGAACAGCTAAGGCGGCCCAAGAACAACTGGAGAAGGCTAATCAAAAGCCTTCACTGCTCAACGATGAAACAGTTGATCTGAACGATGAGACGAGTGAGCGGACAGTCGATGACAAGACCGAACCAACTTCAGTTATCCCTGGAGCGTTCGATCCGACGCAGCTTAAGCTCGACCCGCAGATCGACAAGAAGAACCCAGCGTTTAACGAGTTTACTGAGATCTCCAAGAAGAGTGGGGTGAAGCAGGAGGTGGCTCAGGAATATATCGACCTGTATGCTAAGACCGTCAAGGAGGCGGCTGACCGGCCGTACCAGATGTGGCGAGACACGCAAAAGGGTTGGCAAGACGAAGTTATGGCTGACTCAGAGATGGGTGGCAAAAACTTCGACGAAGTGAGGCGTGTTATTGGAAGTGCTTTGAGTGAATACGGCGACCCTGGAGTTAGGACTGCACTTGACTTTACTGGTGCGGGGAACAACCCTGCAATCATCCGAACCTTGTTCCGTATGTCAAAAGCATTGGCGGAGCCAGGGCCGGTGAGAGCGGAGCCCCCGAGATCAGTGAAACCTGACAGTCCAGGCGCTGCACTGTATCCACATCTGGTACCAAACCGAGGAGAATAAACAATGCCAGTTATCGGCGCAACTGCCTTGACCCTTGCTGATTGGGCCAAGCGAGTCGACGACAACTACAAGATCGCTACGATCATTGAGTTGTTGTCACAGACGAATGAGATCTTGGACGATATGCTTTTTGTCCAAGGCAACCTGCCGACAGGTCATCGAACGACTGTTCGAACTGGCTTGCCGGCAGCTACGTGGCGCTTGCTCAACTATGGTGTCCCAAATGGGAAGAGCACAACGGCACAGATCACTGACTCATGTGGCAACCTCGAAACGTACAGCGTGGTTGACAAGGATATTGCTGATCTTAACGGTAATACTCCTGAGTTCCGATTCAGTGAGGTGAAGGCCTTTCTTGAAGGCATGAACCAACAGGTGTCGGCGACAGTGTTCTATGGGAACACCTCAGTGAACCCGGAAAGGTTCATGGGACTGGCCCCACGTTACAACACTGTCAACATCGCCAACGCCCAGACCGCAGCGAACGTCATTGACATGACTGGAGTCGGCGGCACGAACACTTCGATGTGGATCGTGACTTGGGGTGCAGAGACCATCCACGGTATCTTCCCGAAAGGCAAGATGTCGGGGCTGCAACACAAGGACATGGGCGAGTGGCCAGTGAACGACGTGAACGGCAACACTTATCAAGCCTATCGTGACCACTTTAAGTGGGAGTGTGGGCTGACGGTTCGTGACTGGCGTTTCGCCGTTCGACTGTGCAACATCGACGTGACGACACTGAGTGGAGCAACACCCCCTGATCTGTTGACTGGACTGATCCGCGGCTTGTACAAGCTGCCGGTCGCTTCGGCGAGGGCACAGGCGGTTCAGAAGAGTGACTCGCCGTCGGTGAGTGACTCGATGGGTCGGACTGCAATCTACTGCAACCGGACGCTGCGGACTTGGCTCGACATCCAGGCCGTGAATAAGAAGAATGTCCTGTTGGACATTGCTGAGTACGATGGGAAGGTTTGCACGACGTTCAGGGGAATACCGATCAAGACCTGTGACGCCATCCTCAACAACGAAGCGAGGGTCGTCTAGTAGCTGGTATGGTTGGATAAACGGTTTATCTAACCACACCTAACACTTGACCCGAATGGAGACGAAAGATGATCTTGGACGGACTTCTGCTGTTTGACAACAACAGCGCAATCACAGCATCTGGCGTTAGCGCCAACGTGCTCGACCTTCTGAACGCGAGAGACATGGGACCCGGCTACCCGCTGGAAGTCCTCGTGCAACCGACTGAGAACTTCACCGCGACTGGTGCTGGTACGCTTCAGGTACAGTTCCAGGGTTCGGCCGATAACTCTACCTTCACGACCTACGCTGAGTCGGCCGTGTTGACACTGGCACAGCTTCAGGCGGGCAAAAACCCGTTCCAGATTGATGTGCCAAGCCCGAACCCGAACGATCCTCTCCCCCGTTATCTTCGGCTCAACTACCTCGTTGGTACTGGCCCGATGACCGCGGGGAAGCTCACCGCTGGCATCATTCTCGATCGTCAGCAGAACATTGCGTACCGGCCTGGTATCGTGGTCACAAACTAAGGGCTGAGCACCAGCCAGAAAGGACGAACGCAGATGCCTAAGTATCGGCTTCTTGCGAAGCACTACATGAACGACCGCCTCCTCGATGAGGGGACGATTGTTGGAGACGAAACTTCGTTTCCGATCCCTGAAGGTGGGGTCACTCCAGAGATGGAGGGGCTCGATGATGAAGGGAAGGCGGCGGTAAAGAAAGTGGTGGAGAATTTGACGAAGCCACTGAACACCGCCTCCCCGCTTGGTCTGCTGTTCCTCGAGCCTGAGGTGCAGACGGCACTGCTCGCGATGGCGAAAGCTCAAGCTGGAGCCGGAGTAGGCACTCAGGCGAAGGTTGAGCCAGCAAGGGTGAAGTAACATGCCTCTGAAGAGTGGCACGTCACAGCGGGTTGTCACAGGAGCGGCGGCTAAGCCAATGCAGATGCCACCAGCTCCGAAAGGCAAGGTTGTTGCTGTGAAAGGGAAGATGAAGAAGAAAAAGGGCAAGCGCCCTCCGCCAGCAAACGCTATGTATGGTGGCGGCTTCTAAGTAAAGTGGGGGAGGCGTTCTCCCCCACAACTTCCATGAGGTGATAGATGGCGGACGTTACATCACTCTGTAATCAAGCGCTTGCAGTGGTCGGCACCCGTTCGAGCATCTCCACTATTTCAGAGGAGAGTAACGAAGCACGAGCGTGCTTACTTAGCTTCGAGCCAACACGGAAACAGTTGCTTCGTGCAGCGCATTGGGGCTTTGCTCGCGCCTATGCAAGGTTCCCTCTTATTCGAGCGCGCTTTGGAACGCCTGAGGCTGATCCGGCGCTTGGCTCACCAGTGAATGGATGGAACTCAACTTATGAACCACCCCCTCCTTGGCTTTATGCTTACGGCATTCCAGCAGACGTTTTGCTCGTCCGTTACGTCTTACCAAATCTGGCTAATAGTCAGCCAGCTGTTCCATTTACTGGAGCAGACCCAAAGCTATTCGCCGATACGTCCTCACAAGGGCCAATGCCAAAGTTCGAGATTGCATCAAGCACAATTCCGTTGAACCCTGCTCCAAAGAATGTAGTGCTCACAAACGTATCACAAGCTGTTATGTGTTACACGAAGGACATCACTGACACAGCGCTTTTTGACGAGTCGTTCAGTCGAGCCTTTGTTCAAGCCCTCGCCGCAATGACGGTCACTTCGTTGACGGGCGATCTGAAGATGCTCGACGCGCTGACGAAGCTTGCGAATACGCATATCTTGGATGCGAGAGTGAAGAACGCGAATGAAGGCTTGAATGTGATGGATCATGTACCTGATTGGTTGGCGGTGAGAGGGGTTGGACCCTCGATGGGTACTGGTCCCTGGATACCTGAGTACGGTCCACTCTTTGGAGGCTCTATCTAATGGCAGCTCCTGTCATCCAGTCGTCATTTTCGGCGGGTGAACTTTCTCCGCTTATGTTTGGTCGAGTCGATCTTAACAAGTATAAGATCGGCGCAGCTAAGATGCACAACTTCCTCGTTGATTTTAGAGGGGGTGCGAGTAAGCGGGGAGGAACAAGATTTGTAGGAAGGGCACCTTACTGGAATTTAGACGTTATCTTCATCCCTTTCGTCTTCAACAATGATCAGACTTATTTGCTTGAGGTGGGTCATGGTTACATCCGCTTTATAACACGAGGCGGTTATGTTGTTGATGGAGGTAACAACATTTACCAGATTACTGGATATTGGAACTGGTATGATCTGCCAAAGCTGAAGTGGACTCAAAGCGGTGACACGCTGACTATTGTGCATCCAAACTATCAGATAATAGAGATAGTCCGTTATGGTCACACTGATTGGCGTGGTCGAGGTTTTAATATTGGTTCTGAGGTTGGTGTGTCGGGTGGCTGCGGACTTTCAGCGTCGGCGACTGGATACATTGATCCGGCTGCGGCCGCTTATGTTAACTATGGATATGCGATAACAGCTGTTGGAAAGGATGGTACTGAAGGATTGCTAAGTCCGATCGCCCGAATGGACAATACGCTTGATATGTCGGCACACAGAGTGACGATAAATATCACTTGGGGAACTGTTCCTGGCGCTGATTATTACAACGTCTACAAAGCGACTTCAGGTGCCAATGCACAGATAACTAATGGAATGAGGATGGGCTTTGTTGGGAGCACTCGAGCCCAAGTCTATACTGATACGAATATCTTACCTAACTTCACGAGGTCACCTCCACAACACAGAGACCCTTTTACACCACTTCAAATCGTTAAAGTTACTGTAACGGCGAATGGCTCCGGCTACGACAACTATACACAGTGCTGGATAACTGATGCGACAGGTGGTGGTGCTGTTATTACTCCAATGATTACTTACGGCGCTGTTATGGGCGTCAACATTGACGCTGGAGGTGGTTATTATAGCTCACCTACCGTTAACTTTGCTGACTATGGGGTTGGACAAGGGGCTGCCGCAGTAGCAGAGACTGGCGCGCAGACAGGGACTTATCCAGGGGCTGTTGCCTACTTTCAGCAACGCCTTTTGTTTGCAGCTACAACAAACGATCCCTCGACAGTGTGGGGATCGAAGCCAGGTGCTTACCACAACTTTGACATAAGCACTCCAATCAACGACGGCGACTCATTTGAGTTCACCCTTGCCTCACAGCAGATGAATGCCATCAAGTACATGATCCCAATGCCAGGTGGCTTGGTGATGCTCACTTCTGGCGGCGCATGGCAACTCAGTGGTACGCAACAGTTCGCACCAGTCACTCCGACACAAGTGATGGCGACACCTCAGGCCTTTAACGGTTGTGCTGACCTTCCCCCGATAGTTATTGGCTATGAGATCTTGTTCATCCAAGTGAACGGTTCCATTGTCAGAAATCTCAGCTACAACTTCTTCGCAAACATCTACACAGGCGCAGATGTGACTGTGCTCTCGAGCCACTTGTTCTCAAACCACACAATCAAAAGCTGGTGCTATGCAGAGGAGCCGGATAAAGTTATTTGGGTTGTAAGGGATGATGGAGTGTTGCTGAGTTTAACCTTTCTGAAGGATCAGGAAGTGGCTGGTTGGGCCGTGCATAGCACCCAAGGATCGTACAGGGCTGTCGGCTGTGTTAGAGAGGGGATAAGAGATGTAGTGTATGCTGCGGTCGAGCGTGTACTGCCGACTGGCGAACGGATGCTGACTATTGAGCAGTTCCAACCACGCTTTCAACGGGCGATTGAAGACTCTTGGTTTCTTGATTGTGCCTTGTCACTCCCAATGTATCTTGGAGGTGATTCATTAGATAGCTCATCACTCTCAGACAAGAACAACGTCTATCTATACACTTCTGGTGGAGCGATCTTTAACCAAAATTGGATTGGCTATGAGATTCGTGCTGGTGGAGGCAAGTTCCGCGTCCACACTGTTTACAACGCTTCTTCAATAATGACAACAATGCTTGTCCCACCAACAGACACTTTTGTCGTTGAAGAGTCTGGTGATCGGCATATGGCTAAGCAAGCGGCCGGGACTTGGAAAGCCTCGTATCCTGTAAGTTCAGTCAGCGGCCTTGGCCATCTTGAAGGAATGACAGTTACTGTGGTTGTTGATGGGAAGCTACAGACGGATAAGAAGGTTGTTGCTGGGAAGGTGACACTGGATGCACCGGGATCAAGTGTGATTATTGGGCTTGGCTATCAAGCTGATCTCCAGACGCTTCGACTTGAGTCCCAACCGACAATCCAGGGCCGACGAAAGAAGATACCGGCGCTGACGGTGAGAGTAGCTGATTCAAGGGGCTTGTCGGCGGGGATGACTTTTAATACGCTGACGGAGATAAAGGAATTAAAACCGTCGGTGCTCTCAGGCGAGACACCCTCACTCTATTCAGGTGATCTTCGGATCATCATGGACCCACTGTGGGAGGCCGATGGGCAGATCTGCGTTCGATCAAAAGCTGGATTGCCCGCGAACATAGTTGCTGTTATTCCCGAGGCCACGATTGGGGATGACTGATGACTGTTTATGAGAGAAGAAAAGCGACGCCTGAGGACATTGAGTTGATTCTCAAGAACCTCAGGAAGTTCTCACGAAACGAGCTTATGATCGTTGCTGATATGGAGGGGCAAGGACTCAAGCAGGCTGTCGAGGGCTCGAGAGATGTTTGGTGTGGCTACGCAGACGGACAGCTGGGTGTGATGTATGGAGTGCGGATGGTCAGCATTGTCAGCAATCACGCTTACATTTGGATGCTGACGACGGAGCTAGTTGAGAAGCATTGGGTCACCTTCGTTCGAGTAAGTGCTTTGTTTCTCGAGGAATTGCTCGGACAGTACGATCGACTAAGCGTTATTGCCCCGCTTCGGAGTGATATAAGCCAAAGGTGGCTTCAGTATATTGGGTTTAAGCAGACTGGTGTGACGAGGATGTATGGAATAAAGTTTAAGACTTATGAGTTAACGAAAGAGGCGCTTTCGAACGAAAAGCTTACTTGGTTGAGAGGAGATGACGGATGGCAGCCGCTATTGGCATCATAGGCGGAGTTGTTAGCGCCATTGGCGCTATGAAACAAGGCCAAGCACAAGCGGACGCTGCGAACTATCAAGCGCAGGTCGCGCGGAACAACGAGATTATTGCACTGCAACAGGCGAACCTGTCGAGACAAGATGGTGCGACTAAGGCGATGCAACAAGACTTGAAGGCAGCGCAGACGCTTGGGACGCAAAAGGCGGTTTTGGGAGCCTCTGGAGTTGATATTGAAAGTGGGTCCTCGAGAGAAGTGATAGCGAGTCAAAATGAACTGGCGCGATTGGATGCTCTTACTGTACAATCGAACGCTGAAAGAAAGGCGTGGGGCTTTGATGTTGAAGCGACGAACCAAAAAGCCCAATCAGGACTCTATAAAATGCAGGCCCAACACGCGAAAGAAGCGGGGATGCTGAACGCTTTTTCTTCGTTGCTTGGTGGCTTCGGAAAGGTTGCTGGGAAGTGGGGTAGTGACTCGGGTGGTGGGAGCTTGCTCTCCTAGGAGACGTAAATGCCAAGAGCATCTTTATTGAATGTACCTTATACGGGGGTGCCGACTGTTGAGTCGAACGCGCCTCCAACAGCATGGCAAAACATTAAGGTAAGTGATGAACAGTTTGGCTCCCAAGTCGGGGCCGCGCTCAAGAACTTTGGTGGGACGCTTGAGCAGCTTGGAGCGACCTTCGGGGCGATTGAAGAGAAGAATAAACATGAGCTGGAACAAACGAAGGCTCGTGAGATCGACACTAATATGTATAAGGAGTTTACTAAGTTAGATACTGAGTATCGGCTGAAGGGCGGGGAAGATGCTGTTAATGGCTGGGATGATAACGAGAAGAGAAGAGAGGAGATCAAGGCGAATGCACTGAAGGCAGCGGGCGGGAATAAGCGCATTGAGCGAATGGTTGGCGCAAGTGCTGAAAGTCATATCCGCAGCTCGTTTGGTGCTTCGTGGAAGCATAAGGAAGGGGAGATTCTTAAGTATGGAGATAAGGTGAGTGACGCTCGAATAGATGCGGCCTCGAGTAAGGCGGCGACCTCGATGAACCCAGATGATTTGACTAACGCTTTCGCGGTCATTGATGGAGAGTCAGCGGAAAAGGCGAGACGGGGTGGATGGTCTCCTGAGCAGACTGAAGTCTTTGCGAATGATCGACGAGCACAGACTGCCTCGGCCTTCATTGGAAACGTAGCGAAGCACTATCCAGATGTGGCACAGAAGTATTTTGACCAAAATCAAGAAGTGCTGAAGCTACATCCAGGCGCTTTCAAAGCAGCGGAAGACGCGATCTCGAAGGGCTTTGCGGGGAAGGATACTGCCAGTAAAGGATCTGACTTAATCAATGGTACAAAGCCAAAATTAGAGGAGCGGAGGCCGATTCCTCCGAGGCCGCCTGATCCGACAGGGCCGCTTAAGCTTCGTGTCCCGCTTCCAGCGACAGGACCGAAGACGGAAGCTCCCAAAGAGGAGAAGAAAGTCGCGGCAGCTGATTTAGAGGAGCCGCTGAAGAAACCGGCTGGCTTGGCTGAGAAGGGGAACATTGATATTGATAAGCGGAAAGTGCTGAAGAACGCTGATGGCTCGTTCAGCACTGAAAAATCTTTCTCAACTAACATTGACGGGAAAGAGGTTTTGCTTCCGACTATTATTAACGGGAAAGAGGTTTCACAAGAGGAGGCTGTTAAACACTTCAAAAAAACTGGAGAGCATCTAGGCAAGTTTGATACCCCAGAGAATGCGAATGCTTATGCAGAGGCGCTTCACAAGCGTCAAGAACAAAAGTATGGACCTGGAGCAGAGACAAAGCCGGAGACGAAGCCTGAGACGAAACCAGGAGCTAAGCCACCTGTAGCGCCTGATCGACACAAGGTTACGGAGCGTGAGTACCCGCCTGAAGAGACGGAGATAAGTGCGGCAAGGCGGACGTATGCTGTTGGGCCGACAGGGACTCCAAACCACGCGATCCCTGGTTATACAGCAGGGAGCGCGGAGGTTGAGCACTATGTCGTGAATGCGGCGAGAGCGAGAGGAATTGATCCTGGAACAGCGTTGCGGGTTTATCACAGCGAGGGTTCAGCTGGTTATAAGTCCTCAATTCCTGGTGAGAACTCTTGGGGGCCGTTTCAGCTGTATACCGGAGGTGGGCTAGGTAATGAGTTCCAAAAAGAGACAGGGCTTGATCCGAGTGATCCGAAGAACTGGCAAGCGACAGTTGATTATGCACTGAATAAGGTGATTGAGCTTGGCTGGAAGCCTTGGAATGGGGCGAAAGCGGTTGGGATCACTGGTTATCAAGGTGTGGCGAATGATGCTCGACCTGTTAAGGTTGGAGAGGACATTCACCATGAAGATCCTGTTGATTTTGAAGAGGAATCTGACAAGCCAATCCCACTTAAAGACCGTTCAGTGATAGCTTACTCGAAGGCACAACAGACAGGAGATTTAACTGTCAAGCCTAAGGAAGGATCAAGACTCATTCTTGCTCAAAAGGGACGGATAAGAGGCTTGGATCTTCATCCTAAGTTGAATAGTGCGCTTGAAGATGCTGCGGCGGCGTCAGGAGTGTTCATTCGTGTAACATCTGGAGGTCAAACATCTGACCGTAACCCATCAAGAAAAGATCAGCCTGGTGGTTGGACTGGTTCGCACAGACATGATGATGGAAGAGCAGCTGATGTGGACATATTAGATGAGAATGGGCGGAATATAACTGATCGAAATGATCCGCGGCGACTGGCATTTCTGAAAGAGGCGGCGAAGAGAGGCGCTGGAGGGACCGGCACTGGTTATATGAGTGATAATTTGAAGGTCCATGTGGGGATCACTGGAGCTTCGGGGGAGATTGGACAAGGACTTGGTGTTTATTCGAGGCAATCGACTGCAAAAGAGTTAGCAGCAGTTGAAGAAGGACTTAAAGAGGCCGGAATAACGCCTTCGATTGCTCGTGGCGGTGGAAGTGATCGGATAGACGGGTCTGGACCTGTTCGTTTGGCCGCTTATCACAGCGGAGCGACGATGAGTGACGCTCCACCACCTGAAGCGACAGCTGGAACACGCTTTGCACAAGCAACAGTCAACGCCCCACGCACTCCACAGTTGGATGGGCCACTTACAGCTAAGTCGACCGACGCCGATCTCGAAGCTCGGATCAAGAACATGAAAGATGAGGCAAGGGCACTCGGTCACGACGATTCTTATGGAGAGAACATCGCTGCACAAGCCCGATCTCAGTTTGCGACGATGAAGCGGACTGAAAATGAGCTGGATAAGAACGCGAAAGATGAGATGGGACGGCTTGTTTATGGAGATGGGAAAGAAGAGGGGATTAAAGACTTCTCAGCGATAACGGACGATCCAAAAAAGCTCGAAAAGTTCCAACGCTTGTCTGGACCGGAACAGGCTACAATGCGGGCGCACATTCAGAAGAATGCAACTGAAGCGTGGGGGCCTGTTTCTTCAGAACAGCTTGATAATTGGGACAATCTCGTTGCGAACGCTCCACACGATCCCTCGATGCTCGAGAACATTGATATGAGCAAGATTCATCCACAGCTGAGGGCGAGGGTGATGAAGCTTAGGGAAGATGTGCTGAAGGGAGGTGGAGCGAGTACGATGGAGGCTCAACGAGTTGATAAAATCCTCTCAAGTCCTGATGTTGAGTGGCAGCTTAAACGAGCCGGACTCTTCGAGAAGAATGAAAAGGGGAAAGATGTTGAAGGGCCTGATTATAAAGAGTTCAGAGCCAAGTTTACTGGCCAACTGCGTTATTGGCAAGAGTCGAACCCAGGAAAAGGAGGGCCGAAGCAGGAGGATATTAACTTGATGGTGAATAGTTTGATTAGGAAGATAGATCAACCACCTGAAAAAACTTGGTACGGTGGTAAGAGAGAAGTTCCATCAAGGCCATTCTTCAAAACACCGCTGTCGGTTCAAGAGTCTAATCAAGTTGTTAATCAGTGGAACGAGCGGAACCCGAGTAGGCCAGCTGCGACAGTTGATGACATTCCACCTGAAGCGATTTGGCATTGGCGGAACTCTGTTAACAAGAGATCGGGATCATGGCAGCCGTAACTGACATATTTGATCTGACGGAGACTGGAACGGAGCCAGCCAAGAGTGAACCTCTTGAGGAAAATCCGTTTGAGGAAAGTGAACAAGATAAGAAAAAGCGTGGGGCAAGAGCACTCTTAGGAAATGCCGACGCCGATCCAGAAGCGGCAGGAAAATCGTTTCAGCTTGCAAAAAAGTATAAGGTCGATCCAGCGCTTGTTGATGTTGATTACCCCTCTTGGGAGAGTGATCTCAAGATTGGCGAGAATATCAATATCGTTAACTCGAATAAGGCGGTTCGAGATTACATCAACTCAGATCCGATGGCGGCCCGAGTAAGTCATGATGATTTGGGGACGCTTGATAAGATCACGAAGGGGATCGCGAACGCTTGGGCTTGGGCAGGGGACAATCTTAATCCTATCTCGACGGCGAAAGCAGAAGGAGCGGAGCCTACTTTTGGACCGGCAAGCCCTCCACTCAAGCCAAGCCTTCCTGACAGTCATGATGTTGACTGGTCGTCAGCAGCACACTATGGAATGATTGCGACGAGGCTTGGTTTGCTCGGAGCTAAGCTACAGGGAGCAAGCCCAGAGGAAGAAGCTGTCTTAAGGCCACAAATTCAAGCACTCCAAAAGGAGTTGATGAATAGGCCTGAGTCGAATGGAGTGGTCAATTATCTAAAGAACTTGATCGGCGGCTTTGCTGGTCAGATGTGGGAGGGGAAGGAGCACCTTGCGACGCAAGCGACCGCTGGCTCGGTGATGATGGGGACTTTTGGTGCGATCGGAGGCCCCGTCGGAGCCGGTACAGGTATGGGGATCGGATTTGCCGCTGGACTTGCCCAGGGCTTTGCGACGCTTTCTGCCCAAACGTCAGCGGGTAATGTTTATCTTGCTATCGAAGAGATTGAAGGACTGTCAAAAACACAGAAACAAGTGATTGCTGGTGGTGCAGGATTGGCTGTTGGTGTACTTGAGGCGGCGGGAGGGGCGCTTGTTCAAGACTTGACTATGCAAATTGTCAAGAATGTCACTGCCAATGAGATTGGTAAGGCGGGGATTAAGCAACTCTTAGGTGAGTTTGCGAAAGATACTGCTCTGGGAGGCGGCATCAATGCTATGCAAACGGTCGCTGAACAGCTTGGTGAACAGATTGCGAAGGTTGCTGGGACTCGTGATCTGAAGACTATCTTGAATGACAACGGCGAGCGGATGAAGTTCGCTGGAGAGGTCGCACAAAGCTTCATTGACGGCCTCGTGTTAACAAGCATTCTTTCAGGGCCGTCTGCTGCCCTTCATGCAAGAGGATCAAGGACCGGCGATCAAATTGCGGCCACTCGAGCACAAGGCAATCAACAACGGCTTGATGACTTGATGACGAACGCTCAGGCGAGCTTGACTAAGGAACGGTCACCAGAGCAATTCGAGAACGTGCTTGCACGACAAAGCCCAGATCCAGTTCTCTTCCTTGACCCATCAATAGTTGTACAATTCAAAGACAAGTTCGGCTTCATTCCTAATCTCGAGGTGCAGATAGCTAATGCACAGCATCTTGGAACAGAGATACAGATCAACCAAAGCAAGCTTGTTGCTCATCTTGATCCAACGCTTTATCCACAGATTAGAGATGGAATCCGCTTCGGTTCGTCTGAGTTGAATCCAGCGGAGGCGCTTAAGGTTCAACAAGCTGAAGTGGCGCGACAACAGAAGGAAATGGAGAAAGCAGCTGCGATAAAGGCTGCGAATGAACCAGAAGTACTGACAGGAGAACAGTATATCCGAGAAGCAGGACCAAGCGGAATTGATACGGAGGCTGTTGCCACTGACGTGACTACAAGAGTGCAAACAGCATTGCAAGAGGGGAGGAAGGTTACTTATTGGCTTGGTGATAAAGAGATACCAATTACGAGTATTAAAGAAGGAATGATGGCTGATGCACAAGGGCAGAGATGGGGCATCATACCTTTGCTTGCAGCTGAAAAGGGGAAGAGGACTGAAGTCGTTATTGAGCCTAAGCCCATTCCACCAAAGGAGAATATTCCTGATCGAGACTTAATTAGGGAGATCTTTGGAATCGACTCGAAGGAAGTAGAGCCTGCGGTCAAGCAAGCTGTTACGGACGCTACAGAACAGCTCAACATCCCTCCAGCGGCTGCTGAGAAAGCACAAAGCTTGATCGACCGCTTCCTTGGTCGAAGACAGTTGCCGACTGCGGAACAGTTTGATGTTTGGGTCCAAAGAGAAAATCTTAAGAACTTGTTGATGATTAAGCGGAAGCCCTTACAAGAGGCGCAAGTGTCGCCGACGCCGGAGGCGCTTTCTGTAGACGCGAAGAAGATCTCAGAAGATACGAGTGGTCGACCACAGACACAAGATGCTTCAACAATCCAGCCGTCGCCGAAGGCGGACAGTGAAGTCAATCTTACTGTGGAGATTGGCAAGGCCGAGTCGAAGACACTGATCGACCATCTCCGGACTTTGATGGACTCAGAGCTTCCTGACAACATAGAGGAGGCCATTCTTGGTCGAGCCCTCTCCCGATCGCCAGGTAACAAAGCGGAGTTGCACAACTTCATTGACGAAGAAGCGAAGATCACGAATATTACTGACTCGAAAGCTATTGAAGCTATTAAAGCACAGGCTGATGCAGCGCTGGCGGCGCTCGGGACGCGTCTGATTAAGGAGAACACTGCGGCGGTTGTTAATGGACTGTCGGACAAGGATGCACAGCTGGCAGCAAGAGCAACGGCTCGGGCGCTTGATGAGTCTCGTTATGTGATGGCCTTCACTCCATTGTTTGAGAATGGAGAAGGCATGACTCCCGCAGGTAGAGCTGCGTATGAACAGCATATTCAAGATGTTCAGGCAGCAATGAGCGAGGCGGTTTTTGAGGCCGCTCGTGAAGTGACGGAGATGAAGGAGACGAAACGCTGGGCGGATCAAAAAGCGAAGATGAGGCCGGAGGCTGAAGAAGCGGTTGCCAATACTCCAGTGATCATCGCGGATGAGTACTTTAGGACCGGCCGTTCACGAGCGCTCGGCGATGAAGTGACTGATCTCCAGATGACGAGGCGGGATGTAGACTCGATCTTCACCGCCGAAGAACTGGAGGCGATGGGGATCAAGACCAAGTACTTGAGTAAGAGTGTGCTGATGCAAGGGATGAGATGGGCGAAAGAAGACTCGCCTAATGTCGGTTCGTCTGATATGTTCGCGGAGGCTTTTGGTTACTCGACTGGCACTGATATGATACTCGATTTGATGAGGTATCGGGCCGATCTCAAGAAGAACAAGGAAACGCACGAGCAACATTTCAATCGGCTGGTTGAAGAAGAGCTTAATCAACGGATGATGGACGAGCATGGTAATCTCCAAACCATCATTGACAATCAAGTTATTGGAGCCGCCTGGAACATCGCTCAAGAGCGGGTGCTCAAGAATGAACTTGACTCTTTGTCGACGATGACCGGCTCAGACTTAATTCAACTACCTGATATGAAGAAGATCGTCGACTCGAGTATGAGGGAGATGACGAATGCTCAAGCGACCGATACAAAGACCTTCCAACAGAATGCTGGACGGCATGGACGCTTGTCGAAAGAGGCTAAGGATGCGGGAGACTTGCTGACGGCCCTCAACGAGAAAAGACTCCAGATGCAGTCTGCGATGATGGCGAAGTGGGGACAAGAGCATAAGAGAGAAGTATTGCTTAGTCAACGTCTGGTTAACAAGGTGACGAACATTGCGAGAGCTAAGGACTTTGATCCTGACACTAACACGCGGATGCTCCAGCTAATCGCGATGTCAGGCCTTAATCCAGGCGCTCGTGGTTTGCGAGTTCTCGAGAAGGATATTGCCTCGCTTAAGGAGCCTGATCTTGGGAAGTGGATTCAGGATCGAAATGAGCTTAACAATGCAGATACAATCCCAACGCCGACTTACTTAGGACAAAAGGTTGAACGACTTGATGATCTAAGCAAGATGAATGTTGGGAACTTCAAAGAGTTCAATGACACGCTGCGGGCGATGGAGTTCGTTGGAAAGAATGAAAAGCTCGTTGGCGAGAAGGGACAACAGTTAGAGCTTGATCAAGTGCTTGATACAGTAAAGGCACAAGTGGCTGACTTGGCTGAAGCACGCGGTTATGAGAAGTATGGTGATCCCATCCAGCCAGAAAGAGGGATCGCTGCAAAGTGGCGCGGGTCGATCGCCAACCTGTTAAGAGTTGAGACGGTCACGATGAAGATTGATCGACTTGACCCTGACGGGATTATGAACAGAGTTTTGATTAAGCCACTCAAGCTTGCTCAAAAGTGGAAAAATGAGGTAACGGCTGATGTCGCGAAGTATCTGAAGACAGTGGATCATGGAGAGTGGGCTGGAGTTAAGGGGGCGAGAGTAGATACACTGAAGCGAACAGTCCCGAATGACTCGATCATAGCTCCGAATGGAAAGCCAAGGGAGTTTAGACGAGATGAAATGCTTATGGTGGCGCTTAATTGGGGGAACGCCCACAATCAAGATATGATGGCGAACTCACTAAACTCTGATAAGACGACGATAGGCTCTTGGCTTGCGAAGAATATGACGAAGGAGAATTGGGACTTCGTTCAAAACATCTGGGATATGTATGAGAAGAAACTGAACCCAATTAGAGATGGGGTGTATCAGCGGACTCGAGGGTTCGGGATGGAGTATCCTGAACCAGTCGGCTTCATTGACGCGCATGGAGTTAATCGAAAGGGCGGTTACTTCCCGATACTGAAGCTGAGAGAAGAAGGGATTGAAGGGCTGAAGTCGAGTGAAGTTGGTGGCTTGATTGACAACAGGGTTTTTGATCCACTGCCAGCCAACTCACACAGGCAAACTGCCAAAGAACAGCGAGAAGGCAAGAACATTTTGCTGACGCTGAATTTTGATGAGCTTCCGAACAGGATTAAGGAAGACATTCACGAGCTGACGCATAGGGAGGCGGTACAGAATGCAGCGAAGATAATCAATGATAAGAACTTTTATGATACTGTGTTTAAGGCTTTTGGCAAGGGTCAAGCTGATCTCTTCAAGCCTTGGCTTGCTGGAATGGCGAGCGATGGAGGGAGAGCAGATCTTGTCCAAGCGAACGCTTTCCGCTGGTGGATGGGGAAGCTACAGTCAAACACAATCTCGAATGTGATTGGCTTTAATCCGGGAACTATGCTTGTTCACAGTCCAACTGCGATGATGAACACTATCGGCGAAGCAGGGCTTGACACATTTAAGGCTATTAGACTGGCAGTTGGTGACTCTCAGCTAATGGATGCCTGGGGAACGATCTCGAGGTCGAAGAGTAATTGGGATCAGATGACGGGCTTTGCGCTTGAGAACTCAGCTGAGCTATCGACTCGTATGAAGGACAAGAAAAGGGACATTGCTTACTCGCTTGGGCAGTGGTCGAATTGGGAGTCATTCCAACACAACAGCGAGTATGCAGGACAACTGCAGATCGCTTACACAGATTATATGACGGCGACAGTTGCTTGGTGGGCCGGTTACTTAAAGGGTGAACGGGAAGGAATGAGTCATACTGATGCGGCGCTTTATGGAGATAAGCTCGTTCGTCTAGCTCATAACTCGTCGAATTTGATGGACAAATCACAGTTCAACATCGACAAGTCCCTCCGACCGTTCGCTCAGTTCTATGGCTTCTTCAACCACGTCGTCAACCAGCTCCATGTCAAAGGCTTCAAGGTTGCGGAAGATGTAAGAGATGTTAAACAAGCGTTTGCTGATCGAGCTGCGAAAGAGACAATGCAAACCTTCTCTGAGATGGGAAAGTCAATGGGAGGAGCAGGTTTCACTGCATTTTCGGCAGGGGTGTTTTATGTAGGAGCGCTTGCTTTTATCCACTCTTTGATTAGAGGTGAGCCACATAAGGATGATCCTTGGGGAGTGACGGCCGTTAAGGAGTTGGCAGGGTTAGGAACAACTTTCGTTCCATTCGTTAAAGAGGCTTCCTATGCTTTGCTTCATGGAGAGTACGCCAGAGCAAGTATTCCACTGACGGCGGCACTTGATGTTCCGAGAAGATGGATGCGGGATGTGAAGAAGTACGCGACGAAGATTGATGCAAGTAAGATGGAAACTTGGATACCACCACTCCAAACATCGTTCGAGCTTCTCGGAGTGTTTGCTGGAGTTAAGCTGACGTCGAAGCAGATGGGTCGATGGGCTGAAGAGGCGCAGCGGATACAAAGAGGGGAAGTGCCACCTCCGAGGAACTTCACGGAGTGGAGAAGGTTGATTGTTTATGGTCGCTCGACACCGATTGGCTCGAGGCGGAGTACAAGTGGGACGCGGCCGCTGACAGCAGATGAAATGCGTTACAGGTAAAGAGAGGGTTGGATAAACCATTTATCCAGCCATACCAGAGGTAGAAAAATGACCCTTGCCACTCAAGCATCAGCCGCCACCTACTTAGGGAATGGCGCGACAACTCAGTGGGCGTTCGACTTTCCGATAATGGACTTGAGTCATCTTCAACTCAAGACCAAAGACGCAACCGGAGCGCTGAACAACATCGCGCCTGCTGATTATCAGGTGGTGGGGATAGGCTCTCCGACTGGTGGCTACGTCGTCTATCCCCTTTCGGGCAACCCGGTTCCTCCCGGCTGGCGAGTCCGCGTTCAGCGCGTAGTCCCCCTTGTTCAACCAGTTGAGATCATCAATCAAGAAGCGTTTTATCCAGAGGTTATTGAAGCGGCGGCTGACTACGGTCGCTTCATTGATCAGCAGATGACACAGAGGCTCATTGATCTCGAAGCGAACGATAAGTGGGTTTAGAAGTCCTGTGGTTTGGGCAAGGGCTTGAATGCTCTGTGTCCACTAGGAGTGAGGATGTGCTCGACATGACCAGTTCGGACCATGAGCTGCATAAGCTTCTCGACGTTATGAGCAGGGACGCGCTCGCTCAAAAAGAGGGCTACCACACTCTCCATAACTGGTTGACCCGTCCGCCCATTCATCTTCCAAATAAAGTGCCAACAGTCTTGGAGCGCTTGAGAATCCCCACCCTTGAGCATGGCCCTAAAGATGTCGGGCATCAAAGCCTCAGCCTCGAGCAACCATCCGAGAGCCTCTTGATAATGCTGGATTTCTATCACCTGCGAAGCACCCCAGGCTACCGCGCACACCATGCACAACTTCAGGAGGTGGGCAGTTCTTCTGGGGATGTAGGAGGCCAGACGGGGATGGTCGGGAGTGGGGGGACCACCACTGAGTACCCAAGCTACCAAGGCGGTGGAAGCCTCTTTTGAGAAGACTAGTTCACCTCGCTGGTCGCCAATCAAGCGCAGGTCTTTTATGAGTCCAGTCAACTCGATCTTGGCTGGTGACTCGAAGGGATTGCGAGGCTCACTGATTCCACAGTAGACCATGATGTTTCTGGAGATAAAACCCTGATCCCAAGCACCCTCTGGCATGAATTTTCCGAGGTAAGAAGGGGTAGAGCCACACACCAGATTAAAAAAAGGCTTGGCGATTGTGATTGACAGCTCCTTTGTGCGTCGTTTCTCGCTATATGGAGTTCCGTCATAGATGTCGGTGAGAGTGGACATAAAGGCGTGCTCGTAAGCTGGGAGGAGAACGCCCATCTCGCTGATTGCTGCTGTGAGTGAGTTGTAGTCTTCATAGGGTCCAGGTCCAAACAGTTGTTTACGCTTTGCTCCATCAAGCTCATCAATAAATGAGGCTCGAGTTAACGAAGACGAGCCCTTGTGATGCTCTTGGAGAAAACCCCACAGCTGGTTAATGCGAGCAAGTATGATTGACTTGCCCACTCCTGGTGGCCCGATCAGCATGACGTAAAGGTTTGGGAATAAAGGTGTTCCCCTAGAGACTACCCATATCTTTCTTTCCATCGCTCCTGCGATCGCTGCTATTCCAGCCCACTTCCTAAAAATGTCTGGTGAGGCTGTTTCAGCGGTCTGTTCAACAAATAACTCTATCCACGATCTCCCACGGCCATTTTCCACTTTGCGAGTCCTTGAGGGTTTTCATTTGTTTTCGGAGCCCAATTATATCCAGTCTTTACCTCAGCAGGGATCATCAAAGTGCGATCCCCACGGAGCCTCACAGGGTACTCAAAGAGCTTCATCATCTGTGGTATAACGATTGCTTCATCTTTTTCAGGATACTGAAATAAGAGTGAATCATGGACTTGCAACAGCAACTGTACTTTGTTAGCGCGCCATATGTTCAGCATAATTCGATTGAGTATTTCGACGGACACGGACTGAGGCTCGAAGGCGACCGCTTCGCGGAGCGTTGACTGATCATTCCGCCTCCCAAAGAACCATCTTCGCATACCGAGCATCGTCGTCAGCTGACCCTTCATCTTGAGTTCGTCTTCGACCCACTGATGCCACCTCTGGATCGCAATGAATTTCGTGAAGTACGCCGCCTGGAAGTCCTTGATAACTTTGACTGGCATCTGGGAGTGAAATGCCATCGTTGAAGCCTGTCCCATGTAGTTACTGCCGTGTCCGAGACGCTTTGCCATATACCGGAGCGAGTGCTGACGATAATGTGGCCGCTCGGCGATGTCTCGATCCTTATGACGATCCCCTGTCCATCCGAGAGCTGGCATAATGCCCTTAGCAACCTCAGTATGGAGATCTCCTGACTCACACGC